CTAATAATTATCGAATCGAAGTCGGAGAGAATAAATCAGATGCATCATTTAGTTTAAACTTTAAGATGGAAAATATAAAGATCCTTCCTGGCGATTATGATATAAGTCTTGCAAAGAACGTCGTAGGTCAGTTTACCAATAAGAATATTGATTTGAAATATTGGTTCGCTATGGAAACTTCGTCCACATTTAGTGCATAATATGATTTTTAAAACTAATGAATTTTTGTGGGTCGAGAAATACCGACCCCAAACGATAGACGATTGTATTCTTCCCGTATCCTTGAAAAAAACATTCAAGGATATGGTTGTAAAAGGAGAACCACAAAATCTTCTATTGTCTGGAACAGCAGGGACTGGTAAGACTACAGTAGCATTGGCATTATGTAATGATATTGGAGTGGATAAGATTGTAATCAATTGTTCCGAAAACGGAAACATAGATACACTTCGAACAGATATTAGGCAATTTGCTAGTACGGTATCGTTGACAGATGCCAAGAAGACGGTTATCTTGGATGAGTTCGACTATAGCAATGCACAGAGCATTCAACCCGCATTGCGTGGTGCTATAGAAGAGTTTTCCAATAACTGTCGATTTATTATGACTTGTAACTACAAGAGTAGGATTATAGAACCCCTACACTCCAGATGTACATGCATAGAGTTCACGATCAAAGCGTCAGATAAACCCAAAATAGCTAAAGAGATGTTTGAACGATGTTCCTTCATCCTCAAGAACGAAAAGGTCAAATATGAGGAAAAGGTTCTTTCCCAACTCATAATTAGGCATTTTCCAGATTTCAGACGAGTATTGAATGAATTACAGAGATATTCTGTATCTGGTATCATAGACGAGGGTATTCTCTCTAATTTCTCCGAAATCGAGATAAAGACCCTCATCACAGCAATGAAAAGTAAGGATTTTGGGGGTGTTAGGAAGTGGGTGGTGTCAAATATCGACAATACTCACACGGAGGTCTACAGGAGCATCTACGACCACTTATATGACATTGTGGTGGGGTCTAGTGTCCCAGAAGCAGTCCTTGTTTTGGGGGAATATCAATACAAGTCTGCATTCGTCGCGGATCAGGAAATTAACATGGTTGCCTGTTTGGTAGAATTGATGATGAGATGTGAATTTAAATAATGGAATTAAAAGATTTCCTAAATTCGATCAATAATAACAAAAAGGATCTCATATCAGAAGATCCTCTTTGTGAAAAGGATTACCTACCATTCGTGACCAATAGGTGTCTTTCTTATTTTCTTGATACTCTGTTTTATGTAAATGAAATGAACGGTAAATCATTCTTGTCTAAAAAGATGCAATATGATTATCTTCGACAAAAGATCACCAAAAAGTCCAGATTCAGCAAGTGGCATAAAAATGAAGTAAATGGTGATATAGACTTGATAAAAGAATACTACGGATATTCGACTCAAAAAGCTAAACAAATACGACATCTCATAACTGATGCAGAACTGACACTAATTAAAGAGAAATCCTTCAAAGGAGGTCAAAAAACCAGAAATCCTAAATAATATTGTTTAATTGGAGATTTAGATGGATAACAATATTGATGATGTGTTTTTGGGATTAGGCATAGAGATAACTCTTAAGAGTAAAGAAGACTTCTTAAAGGTTAAAGAAACCCTGACCAGATTAGGCGTTTCCTCAAAAGCACAAGATAAAAAGCTATACCAGTCCTGCCATATACTTCATAAACGTGGCAGATACTCTATAATGCACTTTAAAGAAATGTTTTTGATGGATGATCTCGAGAGTGATATAAGTGATGATGATATCGGTAGAAGAAATACAATAGTAAAACTGTTGACTGATTGGGGTTTGATAATACCAAAAGATCCAAACTCATACGCAAATCAATTGAGTCTTGCAAGAATCAAAATACTTTCACATAAAGAAAAAGGCGAGTGGGAATTAATTCCTAAATATCACATAGGGAAAGATAAATATTGAACAAAGAAAGTGAATTTTATTATTATGAACAAGATGCAAGCATTTGGTGCTCCATTTCCAATAGAATTTTCTACAAATTCTAATCAAAAACCTAAAACCTTTGAATGGACTACAGAAGATTGTCCAATTTCTGTTTTTATAGATTCTGCTATAGCAGAAGGAATGCAATGGAAGAAAACTGATAAGAAGGGATTGAAGGTTGCATGGGTATGCGAATCTAGAGCTATATTTCATCTTATAGGATTTCCTAAAGATTTATGGGAAAAACATTTACAAGAAATTGCACAATCATATGATTATGTCATTGTGTCCGATAGACAATGGTGTGATAAGGCTCCAAATATTAAATTTTGTTTTGCTGGCAGTAATCTACCGTGGGTGCCACCAGTAGATGAGATTCCAACCAAAACTCAATTGATGTCGCTTATAGCTTCCAAAAAGAAAGCAACATTTGGACACCAATTGCGGCATATAATTGCCGAAAAGTATAAAGACATAATCGATCTATATGGAGCAGGAGTTAAATCACGATTTGGTGAGCGTGATATTCCATGGCCAGATAAATCAGAAGCACTTCTTCCATATAGATTTTCTGTTGTTATAGAGAATGACAAGTATAATACGTATTTTACAGAAAAACTTACAGATTGTTTTGCTTCTGGAACGATACCCATATATTGGGGATCTCCAGACATCGGAGATTATTTCAATAAAGAAGGAATTATTTCCTTGACTCCAGACTTAGATTTCAATACAATAACACCAGAATTATACGAGAGTAAACTAGAAGCAGTGAAAGATAATTTACAACGAGTCAAGCTCATGGAATCCGCAGACGATATTCTATATTCTATGTTAAAGGAGTTACTATGAAAACTACAGTAGTATCGTTTTATACAGATAATGCACCTAGTACATATTATAGCGAAAACTATTATAGATTAAAATCGGAATGCGAAAACTACAATATACCATATGATTTTAGAAAATTGAAGTCATATGAGGATTATCGTTTAAACTGTTTACGAAAACCTAGTTTCATTCTTAGGGTGCTAGAAGAAAAAAAAGAACCAATTGTTTGGTTAGATATAGATTCTGTGGTTCATTCTAGTCTTGCGATATTTGATAAACTTGTTCCTGTGGTAGATATAGCGTTTGCGTATCCTGCAGTATCTAAAGAAGATCTTGGAGGACATATGCCTAAAGCTTCTCCTATATTTTGTAATTATAATGAAACTGTCATAGAATTTTTAAAACTATGGGTGGATAAATGTACAGAAAGTGTGAAAGCATCAGAGAAGTTATTCGATCATGAGATATTGATATTCCGAGTATTACCTATACTAATAGCACAAAAGAAGATTAAAATAGCAGCTTTACCTGTAGCATATTGTGTGTGGCCAGGTAAACCCATAGAAGGAATAGATCCGATCATTACTATGGGAATAGCAAACGGATTGGATAAAGAAAAAAATCTAAGAGAATTTGCCTCACAGGTTGGAATGGATGAAAGGGGCATACAGCTTAATTTAAATAAATTATGAAACCAATAATACTTAATGCTGATTATTTTTTAGTTCCAGATTTGATGGACTTTGATACTCCTGTGGAAATCCATGCTACTAGATTTTCAGATAACAAAATATGTCTTCATCGATATTCAAATAAAGAAGGATATAAAGTCCCATTTAAAAATCCAGAAGCATATAAAGTTTTGCTGGTTTCAAATGAACCTGTCTGCTCTCCAAACAAAGAAAGCATAGAAGACATAATCGCTCATTCTTCTGAATACGATTTAATTTTATGTACAGATAAAGAAATATTATCTAGATGTGATAATGCAACGCTATTTCCTTATGGAACAACATGGTTGAATAAAGTAGAAGTGCCACATGAAGATTCTTTAGGATTTTATAAAGAAGGATTAGAAGAAAAATATAAAGATAAAACATATCAAATATCATTCCTATGTACTGGGCATCGTGGAATGTCAGGATATGAAACACGTCGAGATGTTTGGAATAATAAACACTTACTCAACGTGCCTACCAAATTCTGGTCTAGTGCTAGAACGTTAACAACTTCTAATAATTTCTCAGACACACTACATGATGGCATAATTCCACTAGGTGAAAAGGATAATTTATTCTATTCTCAATTCTCCATAATTGTTGAAAATTGTGTTCAACCTAATTATTTTTCAGAAAAATTAATAGATTGTATGCTAACAAAGACTGTACCTATTTACTTTGGATGCCCAAATATTAATGAATATTTTAATGAAGCAGGATTACTACAATTCACTTCTATACAAGAATTAATATCTATTGTGAATAATATAAATGAAAACACATATGAAGAATTAAAGGATACTATAGAAGAAAATTTCGATATCTCTAAAGAATATGGTAGAAGTTTTTCAAAACGAATTGAAGAAGTAATACAGGATAATTTATCTCCTCCAGAAATTTTATTGAGTTTGGGAATATTAACAATTCCTCAAAGAAAACCTATGTTGAGACGATTATTAGATCAAATAAACACGATAATTCCAGAGAAGTATATACCATATGTAGAAATTATAGTAAATTCTGATAATAAAGAAAAATCAGTAGGAACAAAACGAAACGAAGTATTAAAATCAGCAAAAGGAAAATATGTGTGTTTTGCCGATGATGATGATCTATTAGGAACTGAATATTTTTCTTCTATACTTCCTGAGTTACAAAAAGATATAGATGTAGATTGTGTTGGATTTTATGGAAGTTATTATGTGGGTGGTCAGATGGTTATGGGATTTAGTCATGCAAATAAAAATGGTGGACATTATAAAAAAGACGGATGCCAATATCGTCCAGCCAATCACTTAAATCCAGTAAGAACATCTATTGCTAGAGAAATAGGATTTCCAGAACTAAATCATTCAGAAGATACTGATTATACTGATAGATTATTTGCTTCGGGATTGATAAAAAAAGAATCAAATATAGAAAAAGTACTATATCATTACTTTTATGATCCAAAAACAACAGAAACACAAAAATATTGAAAAAAATAATAACATATTGTTTGTGGGGAGATAATGACCTTTATTATCTTGGCGCATTGAAAAACATAGAACAAGCAAAACAATTCTATCCCGATTTTATTTGTAGATTTTATGTTTCTCAAGACTTTCCTATTAATAAAATTAAAAAATTAAAAGAATCTGCAGAAGTGGTGGTTGTGCCAGAAAACGGATCATCTCAGATGATGACTTATAGATTTTTACCATTAGGTGAGGATGACGTTGAGGTATTTTTATCTAGAGATGCAGACTCTCGTATAGGAATACGAGAAAAGTCTATAGTAGATCAATGGATGAATAGTAACAAAAAAGTTCATATTATTAGAGACCACCCATGTCATGATGTTCGAATGTTAGGTGGTACATTAGGAATAAAGGGAATGAAATTAGATATTTTGGATATGATAAATGAATATAAACGATCAGATTCCTATATCAATGAAAAGAATGTAGATCAGATATTTTTATGGGAATATATCTGGCCTAAATTAAATATTTCAGATATTTTGGCTCATGATTCGTGTACTACTTATGGAGGATATCCTATTACAATGGATCGAGAAAGTGATCCAGATATACTATTCATAGGACAACCTTTTGGAATAGATAAAAATGGAAAAGATTACGAATTAGATCCACATCATAGAGCGCAATTATTGCGAGGGAGATGTTATTGAATATTACATTGAATTCAAATTTCCTCCCATCCCCACAATATGCTACATATCCTCCGTATCATCAAGGATTGTATTTAGAGGATTATTTTATTAATTGGTTATACAATAGTAAAGATTCACAACAAACATCTGTAACTTTTATTCCAATATCATGGACATCTTATTATAATAATATGATGCCTATAGATATGTTACAAAATGCTCTAGATTCTCTACCAAGAAATCTACAATATTATACTGTTAGTCAGCATGACGATGCTCCTGCCCAAAGACTACCACCAAATACAAAGGTATTTTCTGCTGGTGGTAATTACTCAGGACCTAATTGTATACCAATTCCTTTAATATGTTCTCCAATTACTAAACCAGAATCTATACAGAAAGATATATTTTGCTCTTTTGTCGGATCATCAACACATGGGATTAGAAATGATATCTATAATATGTTTAAAGATGATATAGAGTTTCATTTTTCTCAGAGTGGATGGGACATAAACGTAACACAAAATAAACTAGATAATTTTATCAATATAACAAATCGAAGTAAATTTGCATTATGTCCAAGAGGTTATGGTAAGAGTAGTTTTCGTTTATATGAAGTGATGCAATTAGGTGCAGTTCCTGTATATGTCAGCGATCATCATTATCTTCCATGGACAGATGAATTGAACTGGAGTGAATTCTGTGTATTGATTTCACCTCAAGATATACCTAATATAAAAACTATTCTTAAAAATATAAATGAAAGTAGTTATGAAAAAATGTTAACAAAATCTAAAGAAATCTATAATAACTACTTTACATTAGACTCAGTTTGTACTAATATACTTAAACGAATATGAAAAAAGTAATATCATTTTCATTGTGGGGAAATAACAGTTTTTATGTTATTGGAGCTATATTAAATGCTGATATAGCAGAAACTGAATGGCCTGATTGGATTTGTAGATTTTATGTTGCACCATCTGTTCCAACATCTGCAATATTAGAACTACAATCTAGAAAAAATGTAGAAATTATTAGAATGGATGAGGATGTTAGTTGGAATGGAATGTTTTGGAGATTCTACCCATGTTCAGATCCTACAGTAGATGTGGTTATATCACGAGATACTGACTCTAGATTATCCATAAGAGATAAAGCAGCAGTCGATGAGTGGCTTAATAGTGATAAAGATTTTCATATATTAAGAGACAATTGTCAGCACGGTTGGCCAATTTGTGGTGGAGCATGGGGATGTAGAAATCGTATACTTCATAATATGAAAAATATGACTGAACAATACAATCCTAAATCTACGGATAATAATCACGGAATAGATCAGAAATTTTTATCATCTCAGATATATCCATATATTCAAGGAACAGCATTCGTTCATGATGATTGGTTTCCCAATTCTTTTATACACGAAACTAAACATAAATTTCCTATACCAAGACTTCGTGGCGAAGGTTGGTGGAATACGACATTCCCAGAATGGCATAGTGGGATAGAGGATGATAAAGTTAAATATAAATGGCCTAATGGAAAATGTTTTTTTCTTTGCGGGGCATGTAATACTTATCATGATAACGATTACATAGGAAAACAAAGATACATAACACCAGAAGATCATAACAAATATAAAAAAATATCAAAAGATTGCAACTAATGAAATATATTACTTTTACAAATAGTGGATCTATGGATTTGTGTCACAACATGATAGTATCCTTGCGTAGATTTACACAAGATCATATTATTATTTTTTGTTTGGACGCTAAGTCCAAAGAATATCTACACTCACAAAATATATCAAATATTACTTTAAATTGTAAATATCAATTTCAAGAAAATTACCACAATTATGGTACACAAGAATTCAAACAGATAATGTTTTTAAAGCTCAGAAGTTTAATAAACATGTTTAATGAATTTTCTGACAATTTATTTTTTATAGATGCTGATGTATATTTTGCCAATTCGCCATGCGAAACCATAAAACAAACAGAAGATTCTTTAACGTTTGATATAGTATGTCAAACAGATAAACCTGTTGGATCTATGTGGTGCGCTGGTGTTATGTTTTTACGAAATAATGAATCAATAAAG